TAGATGTATCAGTTGAATCAAAGTAAATAGCCTTTGCTTCGCCTAAAGTTATATGTCCATAAAATACGGCATCTTGGTCTGATTCTAAACGTAATGATTCAGCACCATTTGTAAAGAAGCGCATAGCATCTAAACTGTGATTATATCCTATGTGCCCTATAGCATTACTCGAAGTGTCTCCAAATAACAACCTACCTTCGTGCGAGTCGTCACCTACATCAATGAGTATACCTTTATCGTTAGCAGATGTTAGAACGTGCAATGGTTGTTGAGGTGCAGTTGTACCTATACCTACATTACCGGCTGTAGCTCCAGAACCTTTGATAATCAAAGATGTATTAGATTCATTATCATTATAGAAAAATCTTATATCTGATTCTGATTTAGATGCAAAAGCTATATAATTATCTCCTTGGTCTGTTCTAATTGCTCCTTTTACATCTTCAGCTGCGTTTGTAAATCCAATAGGCCAACCACTGTTAGTACCTATCTGTACACTAAACTTATCACTAAAACTAGCTGGGTTAGTCAAACCTACACCGAGGGCAGAACCATTATTAATGTAAGAATCACTGTTACCATCTAAATAAATAGAGTTACCACCTGTTGGTCCTCTTAAATATAATAAACCCTCATCACCGGATGCTGTTTGTAATCTAACTATTTCAGTACCATCTCCATCTTTAATACTTAATCCGACACCATCACCATTCAATGTTAAATTTTTACCACTTGCAAGTGCAATATTTTCTCAAGAATCAGTTGAATCTACCCAGTTAAATGTTTTATCGGTAGTTCCTTTTAATGTAATACCTCCACCATCAGCCGTTACATCTGTAGGACTACTAACTACACCCATCTCAATGTTCTTGTCTTTAACACTGAGGGTTGTACTGTCGATTGTGGTTGTTGTTCCTTGTACTGTTAGGTTACCTGCTATTGTAGTGTCAGTAGCGATTTTTAGAATACCAGAACCTATTCTAGCAGGGTTGATATTCATATCAGTGCCATCGTAATAAATGTCTGCGTCTCCAGCTTCTCCTACTAAAATACCGGGGGAACCATCTTTATCTACTTGTAGAAAGTCTTCTGTTAGAACACTACTACTAAACTTAGCTTGTAGATTGTCTCGCAATCGTAAAATTTCAGTACCATCGAACTGTTGGAAAATTAAATCTTTAGAATCTTGCATAATCCTAATGATTGGGTTACTACTTGAGTTTGAAATCCTCAATAGTTCCGTACCACCATCGTGATACTGCACACCGTTAGCTGCTGATGTACCATCTAATATTATACCATTAGGAGAGTCAATTGTAAAGTTGTCACTTGAATGAGGGGCTAAAACCACACCATCACCAAGTGTAATTACATTGTCTGTTATAGCTAATTGTTCTGCATTATTAGCGAAAAATTTAATCGTATCGGTTTCAAAACCTAAGTAAGTGTCTGTATCGCCATTATGTACAAGATTGCTACCAAGAAGTAAATTATTAGCTATAGTTACATTTGTTCCATTATATGTAAAACTTGAGTTTCCACCAAATGCACTACTATTATTAAATTGTACTTGAGTATCGGCACCACCGGGGGTACCAGAAAGACTATTTAAATTTACAGTCCTTTGTGGTTGACTGTTAGATTGATTTAATTGTAAAGTTGTACCATCCAAATTTAAACTACTTACGCTTGAGCCTGTTGATACTCCTGCTTGTATTTTTCTCTTTCCGTGAGCTTGTGGTTTTGGATTTAGTGGCATTATAATATACCTAGGTTAGCTAGGTTAAAAAAGATTGTGGGGGTTTTTATACAGACCCCCAACTGTAAACCATACTCCGAAGAGTTGATTATCTAGATATCTAGTTGTAGAAAATTACACCAGTTTCTGGCTTAATAACTTTCAAACCGTATCTCATTGACATATATGAACCGACGATTCCGAAACCGGGGTTTGCTTCCTCGACAGTCATTGCTCGTCTTTCGACGTAAGCCATTGGCTTAACGGACAAATCAAAGACACCGTATCTGGTAGGTGGGACATATGCATTGACAAAAATGTTCAATCCAAATAATGAACCAACTAATCCAGAACCTGCTGTTCCTCTAACACCGCCTAGTTCACTTGTACCAGCTTGAATAGCTGAGTTGGATGCTCCAACTGCTGCAGTGAAATCTGCTAAATCTAGTAGAGATTTGTAGTGTTTTGGTGAAATCACAACAGTGTCTGCGTTGTATCCGTGTTGACCAATCAATTCAATAGCTTGGGTCAACTCGGCTAGAGTTACAGCGCTATCAGTTGCTGCTTCAACGTAGTGACTTCTTATCAAATCAGCATCAGCGGCTAATCCGTAGTTTGTAATACGTCCACCAAGGGCTGTACCACTACCGATGAAACCACCATAGATGTTCTTATCAAAGTCTGCGACTCCGTTACTTCCTATTTCTGGTGAAGTTTTGATGATATCAGCGTTACCGATACCAGTATTGAATGTAGCATCTCCAATACCCATCAAAGCGTATACGACGTGTTTAGCCATATGTCTGTCAACAGCTCTGCGTGCTTCGTTTAATGCAAGTTCAACTTCGTTGAATCTTGAGTCTTCTATCATTCTGCGTGTTACACCTACTGCGATACCCCACTCCTTTACAGATACTCTCTCAGAGCGCATCTTGGTGTGTTGGTATTTTGGAGTGCTACCTTCGTCGATAGCTTCCATATTCATTGAAGGCATTGCGAATGTTAAATCTATGTCTCCGCCAGTGTCGGTTGTCATTGTTTCTGTAAACAATTGAAGGGCTGGTAAGTCAGTGACTTTGTAGTCCTGTAGAGCATCTTTGTAATCAATTAATACTCTCTCTCCAGTTCCTCCGGTTGCTGCATATGCTCCGACATTATTGGACGTTAATATTCCTTCTTGTGTTGTTACCATATTTATTCACCTCTTAATAAAGCAAAATCTTACAGATATCGTCTACATCTGCTTCTAATGCTATTCCCACAATAACGCTTGAACCTTGTTTACCCACAAATTTACCAGTTGTGTGTACGTTTA